TTACAGAAGATATTTTATTAGGAGATAGTAAGAAAGCTATCTTTGGTGCAGGTTCAGATTTAGAAATTTATCATAGTGGAACACAATCAATAATTTCTGATGTTGGTAGTGGTAATCTAAATTTAGAAGGAGATGCAAAAATTGTTTTAAGAAGTTCTGGTGGTTCTGAAAATTATGCACAATTCTTTAAAGATGGTGCTGTCGAACTTTACTATGACAACTCTAAAAAATTTGAAACAACAGCTACAGGTATAGATGTTACAGGAACAGCAGTAACAGATGGGTTAACTGTTGCAGGTAATGTTAGTATAGATGGTGGAACAATCAAACTAGATGGTAATTATCCGACAGGCACAAGAAACCTTGCTTATGGAAATACAGCACTAGATGATGGTTCATTAAGTGGTGCTGATAATGTAGCAATAGGACATGCTGCATTGACAGCTAATACATCAGGAGCAAATAACACAGCAATTGGAAGTAGAACTTTACAAGCAAACACGACAGCAGGCAGTAGCACTGCTGTAGGAAACTGTGCATTAAGTACTAATATTACAGGTTCATTGAATACGGCAGTTGGAGTAAGTTCAATGAGATTTAATACATTAGGTTCACAAAACGTATCAATTGGTGTAAATGCTTTAGAGGCTAATACTGAAGGTGATAACAACACCGCTGTTGGTGTAGGTGCTTTGAATGCAGCCCAAACAGCAGATAATAATACAGCAGTTGGGCATAATGCTTTAGCAGCTAATACTACAGGAGCTTGTAACACAGCAGTAGGTAAAGAGGCATTAAGAGCTCACACAACAGGTACAAGAAATACTGCTGTTGGAAATGGTGCTCTTTGTGATATTACAAGCACACAAGATAATACTGCAATAGGTTATGATGCGGCAAGAGATTCAACAGCAAACTATACCACAGCTGTTGGTTCTGAAGCTGTTTTTAGAACAACAGGTGATGCAAACACAGGTGCTGGATATAGAGCATTATATCAAAATACAAGTGGAACAGGTAATGTTGGTATAGGTTATCAATCTTTAGAAAAAAATACAACGGCTGTTGGGAATGTTGCAGTTGGTTGTCGTGCTTTAAGGTGTAACACAACAGGTTGTCAAAGTTCAGCAGTTGGAACAAGTGCTTTAGAAGCAAACACAGAAGGTTGTTTTAATACAGCAGTTGGTTATAATGCTTTATTAGCTAACACAACAGCTGATCGAAATACAGCAGTTGGTATGGGTAGTTTATCAGGAACTACAACAGGTTGCTGTAATACTGCTTTAGGTCAAGGAACTATGGCTGCTAATACAGAGGGAGATAACAATGTTGCAATTGGAACATTGGCTTTATCAACTGCTCAAACAGCAGATAATAACACAGCAGTAGGTACTTATGCATTACAAAATAACACAGTTAATGAAAATACAGGAATTGGTTTTAAGGCTTTATGTGCTAATACAACAGGAGATGATAACGTAGCAGTAGGAGCATATGCTTTAGATGCTAATACAGAAGGTGATTTTAATGTTGCAGTTGGTATGGATGCTTTATCAATAGCAACAACAGCAAATAATAACACAGCTGTTGGTTATAATGCAGCTAGAAATACTGAATCAGGTGGAAATAATACAGCAATAGGATTTTGTTCATTAAGAACTAACACTACAGGTAATAGTAATGTTGGATTAGGTCAACAATCTTTAAAATTTAATACTACAGCTTCTGGTAATACAGCGATAGGAAGTAATTCAATGAATTGTAATACAACAGGTAATTGTAATACAGCTCTAGGAAGGTTTTCTTTGTATTTAAATACAGAAGGTGGAAATAATACAGCAGTTGGTTTTGAAGCCTTATGTGCAAACACAACAGCAACGGTAAATACAGCAGTTGGTAAACATGCTTTAAAAAAGAATACAACAGGTGGTTCAAATACAGCAGTGGGCCATGCTGCTTTAATATGTAACACAACAGCAAGTGATAATACTGCTGTTGGTAGAGAAGCTCTGTATCTTAATACAGAGGGTCATTCAAATACGGCTGTTGGTCATGATGCATTATACAATATGTCAACAGGAGATTGTAATACATCAATAGGTTATGCGGCTGGAAGTATCACTTCAACAGGAGATAATAATCATTCACTAGGGTATGATGCAAACCCATCAAGTACTTCAGTTTCTCATGAAATTACTTTAGGTAATGGAGCTAATAACAATTTAAGATGTGCTGACACATCTATTTCAACATTATCTGATTTAAGAGATAAAACAAATGTTGAAGATATACCTCATGGATTAGATTTTATAAATGCTTTAAGACCTGTTAAATTTGATTGGAACGCAAGAGATGGAAGCAGAATAGGTAAAAAAGATTATGGGTTTATTGCACAAGAATTAGACCAAGTAGAACAAGATTTTGGTAGTGCAGAATACACAAGATTAGTACATAAAGATAATCCTGAAAAATGGGAAGCAGACCCAATGAAAACTTATCCTATTTTAATTAAAGCAATTCAAGAATTAAAAGCAGAAATAGACGAACTTAAAAAAGGATCTTAATCAATGCTTGGGATAACCGCAATAGCTCAGTCTCCTATAGCAGCATTAGGTGGAACTAATGCTAATGCGCAGGTTACTGGAATACAATTAACTTCAAATATAGGTCAACAAATATTACCTAATGTTGAAGTAACTTTAGGTGGACAACAGTTAGGATTTACTATTGGTACTTATTCTGTAAGTGCAGGAGGTAATGTAACTATTGTAACTGGTGTTGATCATGCAATTGATACTTCTATTGGTTCAACAAGTGTTAAAATAGATGTTGCAGTAACACTAAATGGACAACAAATTACAGCGGGTCTTGGACAATCAACCATTACTCCAAATACAATAGTCACGGCTACCGGACAACAGCTAACTACATCAGCTGGTAGTATTGCTTCAATTACAGCAAATGCAGATGTTACACCTACAGGAATACAGATGACAGGAAGTGTTGGTATTCCTTTTATAACTGCATGGGCAGTAGTAGATCCAGGTGTAACAAATACTTGGACTGAAGTTAGCAAAGGTGTATCAAATACTTGGACTGAAGTTGATAAGGCTGCTTAAACAGGGTATAATAGCAAATTATGGCATCAACATTTTCTTCAGATCTTAAACTTGAACTTATGGCCACGGGTGAAAACTCGGGTACATGGGGAACTAAAACAAATACAAATTTAGAACTTGTTCAACAAGCAATCGCAGGTTACCAATCTATTGATGTTGCATCTTCTGATGTTGCATTAACAATGGCTAATGCTTCTATTTCTAATGCTAGAAATATGATTTTAAAATTTACTGGAACTTTAGCTGCAAACAGAACAGTCACAATACCAGACTCAATAGAGAAATTTTATATTGTAGTAGATGGTACTACACATTCGGGAAATACTTTAACCTTTAAAACTGTTTCTGGAACTGGCTTTACGTGCGTCCAAGGTAAAAGTCATTTTTGTTATTCCGATGGAACTAACATAAATTTAATATCTGGTATTCAATTAGCTAATAATACATTAGATGCTGTATTAGATAATGGTAATACTTCAGATGGAACTATTAATGTAAGTAATGTTACAGTTACTGCAGCAACCTCAGTAAATACATTAGCTGCCTCTGGAAATATTACAGGTGGCGGGACATTAACTACAGTAGGCAATATTCAAAACACAGCAGGTAACATTGATGCCAATGCAGGTAATGTTATTGATCAAAAAGGAGAAATAAGAACTGTTCCTCGTTTAGATAAATCAGCATCTTATACATTAACTCTTGCTGATCACGGTAAATTTATTCGTACAGATTCTGGTATAGTTGTTCCTCATGGTGTATTTGGAAGTTCTGATGCAGGAAAATCAATTTCAATTTATAATAATCATTCATCTAGTAGTATATCAATAACTAGAGCTTCCGGTGCAGTCATGTATTGGACACAAACAGGAGCTGATGGAAATAGAACATTAAACTCACGTGGTTTAGCTACAATTCTTTGTGTAGGAACTAATACGTTCGTTATTACTGGTGGAACATTAACTTAGGAGAAAACCATGACTCATTACTCTTTGTTAATAGGAGCAGGAGGTTGGTTTCCTACAAGTGCTAGTGGAGGAACAATAACCACAGAAGATATAGGTGGTATTGATTATAAAGTTCACACATTTACATCATCAGGAACATTAGCTATTGCATCTGCAGGTTCTCAAGCAACTGTTGAAGCTTTTCTTTGGGGAGGCGGTGGAGGTATTGGTGGTTTTACTGATACTAGTGGAGATCCTGGAAGAGGGGGTAGAAACGGTGGTAGTGGTGGTGGAGGTGCTTATGCTAGAAATTTAGCTTTAGCTGTTGTAGGTAGTGAAGATTTAAATATATGTGTTGGTGGTGCTGGAGGCCGTGGAAGTTTAGGTCATGATTCAAATGGTGGTGCTGGCGGTGCTGGAGTAGATATAAGTGGAACCGATTTTTATTTTGGAGGAACAGGAGCTTCTGGAACAGTAGCCTTCTCAGGTGGAGGTGGAGGAGGTGGAGGAGCCTCTGCAATTATAAGAAGCACAACAGGATTAATGGTAGCCTCAGGAGCAGGTGGAGGTGGCGGTAATGAAAGAAGATCACTTGCTGGTAATGGCGGTGGAGGTAATTTAGATGGAACATCAGGAGCTGGAGGTGGCGGCGGTACTGCTGGTGCTTCTAGCGATACAAACGGTGCTCAAGGTGCATCAGGTCCACATTCAGTTGCAGGATCGGGTGGTGGCGGTGTTAATGGTGGTGGCGGTGGTTCAGGTTCAGGCCATGATTTTGTTGGTGCTGGCGCTGGAGGTGGTGGTACATCTACCGCTGGAACAGGTTCAGGAACTGCAGTAGTTAATGGTGTAACTCCTTCTGGAAATGCTGCTGGAACTCCAGGAGACGATAATTACACTTCTTATAATAGTAGTGGAGCATTCGGTAAAGGAGGTGGAGGTGGAGGATCAACACCAGGTAGTGTTCCTACTGCAACAGGTGGTTTAGTTGTGGTAAGATACCCAATACAATTCCCAGGATAATTATGGCATTAACAAACGTAAGAATAGCACCCGGATTTAATAAAGCTGATACACCAGCAGGTTCTGAAGGACAATGGATTGATGGTGATTTTGTAAGATTTAGATATGGGCAACCAGAAAAAATTGGAGGTTTTGAGGCAATAGGAACAAACACAATATCTGGTCCTACACGTGCACAACACACTTGGACAGATTTAGAGGGTAATAGATACGCAGCACTAGGCACATCAAAAGCTTTGTATATTTATTATGAAGATAAATTTTATGATATTACTCCATTAGCTACAGCTATTACTGGAGCAACTCTTACTTCTACACAAAACTCAAATACGGTGACAGTTACAAAATCAAGTCATGGACTTGATGTTGGAGAATATATAACATTTACTTCAGTTACATTACCTGGAGGTGGAGCAACAAGTTTTACTACAGCAAATTTTACAGATTTTACTTTTGAAATTTTAACAGTTCCTACAACAAGCACTTTTACAATACAAATGAAAACAAACGAAACAGGCACTGGTATGTCTACAGCTGGTAGTGTTACTATAAATCCTTACGAAGAAATAGGTCCTACAATACAAACTTATGGTTATGGTTGGGGCACAGGAACTTGGGGAAGGGGTACTTGGGGATCTGGTACCACAAGTTCAACTGTTATTCTTGATCCTGGTAGTTGGTCTTTAGATAACTTTGGACAACAGTTAGTTGCCACAATAAAAGATGGAAAAACATTTGTTTGGAACCCAGCTGTATCAAATCCTTTAACAGTTAGAGCAACAATAATGACTGGTGCTCCTACATCAACAAGAATAACAATAACTTCAGATAGAGATAGACACGTAGTGCATTTTGGTACAGAAACAACAATCGGTGACACAACTACTCAAGATCCCATGTTTATTAGATTTAGTGATCAAGAAAACTTTAGTGTATATCAGCCAACATCTGTAAACACTGCAGGAACATTTAGACTTGATACAGGAAATAAAATTGTAGCTGCAGTATCTGGTAAAGACTATAACTTAATTTTGACAGATCAAGCTGCTTATACTATGCAGTTTGTAGGACCACCGTTTACTTTTTCTATAAGACAAGTTGGTTCCAACTGTGGATGTATTGGACAACACGCAGTTGTGTATGCTGATGGTAGAGTTTATTGGATGGGGTCAGGAGGAGGATTTTTTGTATTTGACGGTACAGTTAAATTACTTCCATCACTTGTAGAAGATTTTGTTTTCACGACTACCGGATCAAATGTTGGTGTTAATTATTCTTCTAATGAAATTATTTACGCCTCTCATAATTCTTTGTTTAATGAAATTATTTGGTTTTATCCAGCAGGAACTCCAGCAGGTAATCCAGCAACACAAAACAATAGATCTGTTGTGTATAATTATGTAGAAAATACTTGGTCTACCATGACACTTGCAAGAAGCTCTTACGCAGATGCAAGCACTTATGATGTACCATATGCTACAGAATATACCGCAACAGGCACGCCTTCAATTGAAAATTTAAGTGGTGCTACAAATACTTTTGGGGCATCATTATATTATGCACATGAAGTTGGTGTGAATGAAGTTGCATTAAATGGAACCGTTACTGCTATACCTGCTTTTATACAATCAGGTGATTTTGATTTACCAACTGAAGGGGACGGTGAGTATTTGTTAAGAGTAAGTAGATTTTTACCTGATTTTAAAAATTTACAAGGTAATGCTATAGTTACAATATTCCTTAAAAATTTTCCTGTCGATGCAGGAACTAGTTCACAATTAGGTCCTTTTACTATAAACTCAAGCACAC